TGTCCTAGATACTCGCAGTCTCGGTGCAGCGCGAAGTGATGGCCCCACGACCCAAGCCTCGTTTTGACGTACTCTACGAACAGGTTTGTTTGCGTCATGGCTTTGCCTCCCATCCAGCGATAAGCCGTGAAACCTGCAGCTCAATCTTTCTGTATTCATTTTTTGCTATGACGATCAGCGTTACATCTGGATGGTATTTTGCCATCCTCTTGATCTTCGTCGCGCTTCGGTCGTCCATCCAGCCCTTTACCTCGTGATATGCGACCTTTCCGCAAACCTCCACAACCTCAAAATCAGGCAGGTAGCTGACGCATCCTCGCTTGATCCCGTCGAACCAAAATGTTTTTGGTTCGTGCCTCCAGCTTGCAATTTCTCCACGCTCTCTTAGCCATTCGAGATACCGCGCATAATTTGCTTCCCATCGCGAGCGGTAGAACTTCGTTATACCTCCAATCTCCCTCCAGCCAGCCTTCCACGTCGCATTCATGCGCATTGGTAACTGTGTTCCATTTCGTTCTCTTGTTGCCATAGCCTTAACCGTCCTAGCATGCCATTCCTCTTCGGTCTTTTTCTTTGCTGCGGCAATGGATTTTTGAGATATCAACGCTTTTGTTTCATCAGAGTGTTTTAACCCTGTTGAGCCTTTTGGATGTCCGTTTTTACGTATCCAATCCTTTGTTCTCTCACTTAATAGAGCCTTCTGCTCAGTTGTCTTGCGCAGCTTGCCTTGAGCATGAAGGTTTTTCATCACAACAGACTGATCTGGCCTTTTTCTTCCTCGCATTATTTCAGAGTGCTTTTCGTTCTTTTCCTTCCATGCATCGCTCGTTCCCCTTGCCTTTAGCCTAAGCCGCGACGCTTTTGCTCTTATCTGAGCGTCACTCATGCCAATCTGTTCGGCGCACCATCTGCGACCTTTTTGATGGTACATTTTGGCCAGAAACTCTACTTGATCTGCGCTCCACTTCATGTCGCGCTCCAAAAGCAGTGATTTAGCGACGGCGGCCACGGCAGCTCAATTTGCATGCTCTGCCTCCGTCGCGCGAACGTCGTTGATCATGGTTTGCAGGTCTGCGAACGAATCGTAGTGCCCGACGTGCCAAAATTGCGGTCGTGGCCTGAGCTGCGCGTGGCCGATCCGCAGGCATGGCGGCTTGGCGTTTTTATCGATGTAGACAGGCCTAGCGATGTATCCATCGATCGATTTCAGCCTCTCCCATACTTTTACGATCTCGCGATACTCAATCATTGCGCTCTCCGATCAGTTGGTTTTGATATTGCAACAGCAGCGCGTCGCAGTCGGTTCCGCTCAACTGCCTGCAGACTCGTTCGCGGAATGATGACGGCGACCGCGCGAACGACGGCCCGCGCTCGAACTCGTATGTTTGCGCGTCTTTCCATCGGTCCATGACGCCTCGGTGATGCCACGCGCACAGCCCTATAGTGTGATCGTGTCCAAGGTTCGGCGCCCCATGCTTTCCGCCGATGTTGAGGTGATGAATCTCGCACGGCTCGCGATAGTGCCCGTTCAACCGGCACGCAATGCAGCCTATGTCGTGGATTTTCGCAAACCGTGCGCCATCAGCTGCGCTTGGTGATCCGATGGCGCGTTTCATTTTCTATCCTCTCCGATGATTTTTACGACTCGCATCCGCGCGGCGATCCCGCGCAGGTAGGTTTCCGCCTCATGCCTGTGATGCTCAGGAACATCCAGCAGCGCGGCAGGCCATTGTCTAGGCTCGACCCGACGATGTATCCACGACGCGAAGCAAAGCGCGTTCGCGCCGCTCGGAATGCCTGCGAACCGGTCAGCCTTCTGCGTCATGCTTTTCTGCCATCACGCGGCATAGGTCCGGGTCGTCGCACAGCACGACGCCGTTGCCAATCCAGCAATCGCACAAGCGCGGCTCTGGATTCGCGGCAAATAGGTCTGACTGCTCTGCCATGAACTGATCATATCGCTTTTGTTCGGTAGCGGTTTGCATCTCCTATCCCTATTTCATCCTTTTCGATGTATCCGAGCGACAAAAGGCGTCCTATTGATCTAACAACCGTTGCCCTGTGGAATCCTGTTGCCTTTGAAAGCGCTCCAAATCCAATTTCAACGTATCCATCATGTCCGATCTGGTCGAGTATCAACCACAAGACTGCACTGTCTGCAATTGTAAGTCTGTGATCTTTTGCTGCTTTGCCAATAATTTCCCACGCAGCAATCAGTTCCCATTTGCCAAGTTCTGTTGTTCTCGATTTCATTGTTCGCTCTCCTTTAGCATTCGTTCGGCCCTGGTACGTACACGCCACCTTGCGCAGCCATGTCGCGACAGAACTCGACAAAGGACCAAAATGACCGCGTATCGAGAACGTCTCGCTTGCCAATGTCGTTTGTCGTTGTCGTGCGCACCGGTCTGCTGATCGACTTCCCGACCAGTTCGGCCTTGCGCCATCCGAAATACTCACCGCATAGCAATTCGTGCCAGTCGTCAGACGTGCCGCCTTTCTCGCGGACGATGGTCGGCAGCACCACGCCGAAATGGTATGCGTTTGCCGGACACGAACGCGGTCGCCGGTATTGGCTTATTTCAATCTTCCAAGATGACGTATCAGACAGCGAAGCAATGAACTTCGACAGCTCTGCCGAAACACGCTCGCGTCGAGTGTCGCCCGCGTGCAGGATGAATGTCGTGCTCATGCCGCAAGCCTGATGACGGTAAATGGCTTGTCACGGCTGCACGTTGCACGGAACATCGGCGATTCAACGATTTCGCCAGCTTCCATCATTTCTGCATAGACCTGCTTGATCCATTGCGTTTTGATAATCGGGTTGATCCCCTCAAGCGCAGCGCAGCTTCTCACCGGATCAGACAACTCAAAAAACGACTGCGCAGGCCCGAACTTCGTCAGATTGTTGATGATTGCAGCGCGAATCCCTGCTCTCTGTTTCTCGTTCATTTTCGCACCCCAAACGGTTGAAATGGTGATTTTGTTTGCGCTTTGATTTCGCGACGCGTCTTTGTGTGCCCGTCCCAATCAAGCGCCTGCATGTGCGAAAACCGCTCAAGCAACCGAACGACTCCGCCTGAAGGCATGTTGCGGCCCTTTCCGATGATGAGCTCAATACAGTGATCCTTTTCGTGATTCGGATCGTCCAAGTGATAGTAATCCTCGCGGTGCGCCAGCATGATCACGTCTGCGTCTTGTTCGATTTCACCTGATCCACGCAGGTCAGCCATCGTCGGTCGCTTGTCTGTTCGCTGAGTGTTTCCGCGATTTAGCTGCGCAAGCGCGACAACCGGGACACTGAGCCGCTTCGACAGCGATTTCAGGCCCGCGCTGATTTCGCCAAGCTCCGACACGTCGTTTTTTCGCGGCCTCCCCATGATGTGCATGTGGTCAACAACGATCAGCGACAGCGGCGCCCTCAAATGCTCTCGCTCGGCGCGAGCCGATAGTTGCTGAATCGTGATTGCTGGCGTTTCGTCAATCAGCATCTGCGACTTCGCGAGTTCAGCTACGGTTGACGACATCCGCGCCGAATCGCTGTCATCGTGGTTTTTCGTCGGATTGCGCAGGAAGTCCCACGACACGCCGCCGCGCGACGCAATCGAACGCTGCAGCATTTCGCTTGCTGGCATTTCAAGCGAGAACATCAGCGCGCGCTTGCCACTCATGGCCGTGAATGACCAAAGGTTTTCACCGAGCACGGATTTTCCGGCACCGGGTCGCCCGGCGATCACGTAAAGGCGGCCAGGATCAAGCCCATACGTGAGCGCGTTGATTTCAGTCCACGGCGTCGGCAGTCCTGTCATTGTCTCGCCTGACTGCGCGCGGCGCTGGAACTCGGCAAACCAGCCCTTGAGCGCCGACTTTGCCGACATCGGCCCGGATCGCTGCGTTGAGGCGGTGATTTCGTTGATTTTCGACACTGCCGCAATCGATGCGGCGTCCAAGTCGGCATCTCCGCGCATGTCTGACGCCAGCGCAGACGCAACGCGCGCCACGCTGCTGCGCTTCCACGCCTGTAGCAATATCTCGGCATAGGCTACGACGTTCGATGCGCTTGGAGTGTCTCCTGCGAGCTGCAAAATCTCATGATCCAGCCAGCCTTCCGGCGACCGCTCTGCAACGGTGATCACGTCAACCGGATCGCCTTTGCTGTGCATGTCTCTGATCAGGCGGTAAAGCGCGGCCTCGCGTTCCTCGCCAAACGCCTCAGCGGGTAGCCAGTCGATCAGCGCGCACTTGCTCGCGTCGATCATCAGGCCACCGAGTACGCAATGTGCTGCGCTCATTTCGGAACCTTCGGCTTCGTCGTGGTTTGCTTCGCGTCCGCGTCGCGCCTGTTCTCAGCCCTTGCGCAGGCCGCGAATGCTTTCCACGGGTGTCCAGCTTTCGGCTTGCGGATGTGCGGATGTCCCTTAGGCTTTTTCTGGTCTGTCATGTCGCCACCCGCTCAGGCATCCACCGGCAACCGGCGCATAGCCAGTTCTCGGCGACAGGGACAGGTACGGTGCTCGGATGCGAGTCGTAGGCAGCGCAGCGGTCGGTGAACCACCGACGCTGCCAGCGAAGGCGCGGTTTCAGGTCGGTCGCTCGGTGGCCGTTTCGATACCACCAGCCCTCCGCGCGCTCGGGTCGGTTGTGGCATGGCGGGACGCGGTTTGAGTTGGAGCCGCTCATGCTGATCCGCCTACCTGCATTTTTTGCAGGTGCTCCGCAATCTCACGCATCATCGGCGCGGTTTGCTCGGTCAGCAGACGCCCCCATTCGCCAAATGGGCCAAAGCCGCCGAAGTACGAGATGGCAGCGCCAACTTGCTCAAGCTCGACGGATAGCAGTCGCATTCGTGCTGGCAGGTCGTGCAGTTCGATGCGGCTCATGCAATTCCCCTTTCGCGCTCACGGCGCTCAATGTGTTCTAGCCGCTGGCGGTAGTAGTCGATGCGCTGTTGCCCGACTTTTTGGCCGTAGGCTGGCGCATCCTTGATTGCAGTTTCGAGCGCGATGCGTGCGACGGAGGCGGTTTCGCGCGGGTCTGGTAGCTGGATTGCTTGCTGCTTCATCGATTGGCCTCCGATGCTCTGTCAAAAATCCGCGTCATCACCTCAGCGCGGGTCAGGTACTCGAAATCCGGTCGCCAGTTTGCGTGCGTTCCGGTGCCGACCGTCCGACCTGCGCAGAAGTCGTCCGCTTGGCATGCCTCGAAGTACGACAGCCAGAACTCGTCAGGTATGCGAGTCGTGCCGAACATCGTCCGGCAAATCTCGCGAGCTGTCGGCAGACATCGACGGACCTGCCTTCGCCGAACGTCGTTGACCAGTGCCACTTTCGGCAATCCGACCATCGTCGCGTTGTAACCCTCGACCGCGAACCTTGTCAGCTCTGCAACGCGCTCGGCTTCCTTGGTATCGGTCGTCGGCTTTGCCGATGACATATCTCTTTCTTCTTCTCTTCTCTTCTCTTCTCTAGTCCGCAAATTGTCCGCATCTTTTGCGGACAAATCTTGGATTTCTTGCGGACAAAATTCGGACATTCTTTTGATTCGCTTGCGTGCGGAATCCTCTGCTCGACGCTTCGCGCTTCGTCCGTTGTGTTCTGAAAAGTCAGGCATAACAATGCCTTGCGCAGTAACCTCAAGCCATCCGACTGTCATCATTGCATGCGAAAGGCCAGGCCATCCGATCATCGTATCCAGAACATCAGGCGTGTAACCGTTAAGTATTCCATCACAAGAGTGAACGTCAAAAACGCACCAAGCAGCATGCAATCCGCCGATAACGCTGAACCTGTCCGCATTTGTTGCGGACATCATGCGGACAATTTTCGGATGCGTTTGCAGGTCGAATCTCATCTTGATCCAATCGCCAGACATAAATACCCCTCAGGCAGAGTGCTGCCCGAACATATCGACCTGCCCACTGCGCACAAGATCAGGCCGACCAAGCGCGACGGCTGCTGCGTTCTGCTCTGCTAGGCTGTGCTCGCGTTCAAGCTGCGCGAGGATCGCAGCCAGGTGCGCGAGGATTTTTGCGCGGTCGTGTTTCACAGCGAAATGTCTCCAACGTCATCGAATAATCCGATCTGGCTGATTGAACCGTCATCCAAAAACCGATCTTTGCAGACGGCCATGTTCCGCATTGCCTGCTTGTAGTAGCTGTCCTTCAATTCAATTCCTACAGCTTTACGGCCAAGGCTGACAGGACTGTAGACCTCGCTTCCGACTCCCATGAAAGGCGTCAGCACGGTCTCGCCTTCGTTGCTGTAAAGCTCGACAAGTCGGTCTATCACATCAAGCTGTAGCGGATGGACGTGTTTTTCATCGTCATCTTCCTTCGCGTCGCGAAACGGGAGCACGTTGTCGATCCGAATGTCGTCCCACACGCTAGACGCGTATCGCTGCCAGATGTAGTGAGATAGTTTGTTACTTTTCGGGTCTTGATGGTCAGCAAATGTTGTTTTCAGATATTCCCACAACTGAGAGTCTGTGAACTCAGTTCCGTTCGCGTTGTTGAACGCTTTTAGGATGTTAGGCAGGATCGGAGTTGCGCCAAAGTATCGTGTCAGTCCGCGAGGATGCACGACAGGTACCGCGTTGTCGCCTTTCTTTGTCAGCACAAGCACATAGTCAGGCATGGCCGTGAAGCACTGCGTAGAGTCTTCTACGATCAGCTTGTGCATGAGGCTCTTGACCATCGTACGCATGCGAACCTTGAGCGGCTCTTTCCAAATCGTGATGCGGTTGCGGTATTGGAACCCGTATTTTTCATGGATACGGATGATCTCGTGCGGGAAGTCCCACAGACGGCAGGCGTTGTCGAAAACATCAGTGCAGTGAACTGCGGTGATTCGCCCAGGCTTCGTTACGCGCGCGATCTGCTCAACCAAAAACTCGTACTGATCAAGAAACTGCTCTTTGCTTTCGCAGTTGGAAAAGTCGCGCTCGCTGCTGCTGTAGTTGTAAAGGCCAGCAAACGGTGGCGAGTAGATCGACAGGTCAACCGAGTTGTCAGGGAGCGAAGGCAGCACCTCCATGCAATCGCTGTTATAGATGGCGTAGTCAGCGGTGATGCTCTGGTCTTTTGCTGTCATTTCATAAACTCCGGTACTTGTACGGTTTGCGTGAAGTCTTTTGTCTTAACGCTGAAATCCTGGTTCGCGTTTGCGACAAGGTTTGAGTAAAGCTCGATGGCCTTTTGCGTTTTTTGCTCAAGTGCTTCCATAACGCGCTCTTGGCCTTCTGAAATCACCATGTCGCAAGTAACTTCGCGCTTTTGCCCGAATCGCCAGAATCGTCGGATGGCCTGGTAGTACTGCTCGTAGCTCCATGTAGGGAAAAAAACCGTATGGTTACAGTGCTGCCAGTTGAGTCCCATGCTTGTCATCTTGGCTTTTGTGACAAGGCGCTTAATTTCACCGCGAGCAAACGAAACGAGGATTTCTTCTTTCTGGTCAATCGACATGCCGCCGACAATCTCGACCGCATCGCGGTCAAGTTCAGATAGAAGCGAGCTTTCTTCGTTCAGGTTGCACCAGTAGACAGACGTTTTCCCGTCTGCAAGTTGCACGGCCTTTTCGCACCGCTCTTTAACCGTCAGCTTTTGTTCTTCGCGGACCTCTGTCATCGACTTTGCTGGCATTGCGAAAAGCGAGTGCTGCCCATCGATGCACCATGTGGCATCGTTTTTGACAATGTGCTTGTGAACATGCAGCGATGGCAACTCATATCCAGCATCGCTGAAGCCAAGGTCTGAAGGTCGCTTGACCATGACCGACCATTGATTCACCCAGGCAAAGAAATCTCGCTCGGCGTGCGGCTTAAGATAGAACTTTTCGCCGATGTTCCGGTTGTTGCTATCAACGCTGTTCTGGTTCGACCGAAAAAACCTTGCAAGCATGTCCATGTAGCCCATGTATCCAAGGGCTTCTGAGCTGTTGCCAAGTTCGATGAAGTCGTTAGGGCTTGGTGTTGCCGTCGCCAGGAAGCGATAAGGAACACGCTTGATGAACGCGACGATCTGGTCACGCGTCTTGCCTGCAAAGTTCTTCAGGATGCTTGATTCGTCCAGCATCACGCACACGAAGTCGTCAGGGTTCAGCATGTGGAGACGTTCGTAGTTGCATACAGTGATCTTCTGCGTCAGCTTGCCGTCTTTGCTGTGCGCAATGTCACCGGCACCGATTCGCTCTGCCTCGTCGATGAACTGGAAAGCCACGGCCAGCGGAGTCAGGATCAGCACCCGCCCGTTTGTCTTTCGTACGACGTTCTCGGCGATGGCGACTTGCATCAACGTCTTGCCTAGACCTGTATCGGCAAACACGCCGATACGGCCCTTTCTCACAGCCTTTTCGATGATGTGCCGCTGAAAGTCGAACGCACAGTCAGGCATCCACATCGGATCGAAGCCAAAGTCTCCTGAAGTATGACGCTTGCGCGCCAGGAAGTCTGAGTAGCTCATTTTTCGACCGCCACCGTGTAACCGGTTATCGCGCCTTCCGCGTCGCGATGCCATGTCACATCGCTGCGCAGAATCTCCGGCATGATGCCAAGCGAGTTAGCCACCGCTGGAACGCGACCAAGCGGGATAACGTCCCATTTCGCAACCGCCGCGCGGCTGCAACCTGCGATCTTTGCGAGCTGCCCGCGATTCATGCCTGATTTTTTCAGCAGAGTCTTGACCTTCATCATGTTCGCGATCCGTTGTTGTGGTGCGGATATGTAACCACGGTTGCGGCGTGTTGTCTCATAGTTTTTTCCTATAGCATCGCAGTTTTCGATAAGAACAAATGCACGCAACCATAGTTGCAAACCAGCTTGATCCGTGGTGATATGGCCTCACCGCTTGGGGCGGGAAGGAGAACAAAATGCACACGTATCACAGCGACGGCGTGACCGTCATCAGCAAGCAGACAAACCCTTCGTTGGCACTGTCTGAAATCCGCGCGAAGTGCCTGAACGCTGGCATCGTCGCGCCGAAGTCAATCATGCAAATCAGGTCGGCAACCCAACCGGATCGCGTCTCGCCTTCGTTCGGCGGAAACATGGACGTTTTCAAATGATCGCCTTTGCATGCGGTTTTGTCCTTGGTGCGCTGGCGTGCCCTGCGCTGATTACCTTGCACAACTGGAGAGCGCGCCGTGATCAAGCATGAGTGCGATTTGATCGACCCTCGCGAAGTCAGGGTCGAGAAATACAAAGACGACCAGGGCGACATGACTGTCATCCCTGCCGCCGTCATCTGCGAGCGCGCCGTGCGCGTGCTCGGCGAGGACCGAGTTCGCGAATTGTTCGCGACGTGGCTTCTCGACGAAATGCTCGAAGCGGAGTTCGAGCGGCTCGAAGACGCTGCCGAATATGACCGCGCAGTTGCTGCGGAAGGCGGTGACGAATGAGCACGCTTGAACGGTTCCTGATTCACACGTACCCGCTCACAGGGTCGCGAAAGACTGGTGCAGCAGCAATCAAGCGCGCTGCAACAAAAGCCCGAAACCGCGCACGCGCCAAGCGCAAAGGCGGTGCCGCATGATCGTTGAGCGCATCGCTTCGCGCTGGCCTGTGCCGCCGCTGTCAAACCAAGACCGCCGCGAAATCTGGCGGCGCAAATACGTCCTAGTGCCTTTCGAGGCGCAAATAGGCGCAACTGCAGTGCATTCGCTGCCGCACGCATACCAGTTCAACCCTTCGGAACTCCCCCGGCGTGAGTCGCGCACGCTTCAAAACGCTGGCACTCCCCCTGCCAGCGTGGCGAATCCCCCCAACAGTGCGCCCGCCACTGTCGCGACAGCGGGCACTTTTTGGACTCGATTCCTTGCGGTCCCGTCGCTGGATTGGGTCGAGTCGTGGCCTGTAATCGGCCTTTCCATTTTCCTTGTCATCGCGTCATTACTATTGAGGGTGGAAGCATGAGCAACACTAGCAGCACTGAACTTGCGCCAATTGAGCGCGCCGAACTTCGCGCCGCGCAGGAAGCGCAGCGCAAGGCGGAAGAAGATGCGCGCCTGGCCGAGATCGAACGGCAGCGCGAGGCGGATCGCATCGCACGCCATGAAGCCGAAGCGAAGGCCAAGGCAGAACGCGAAGCACGCGCTGCGGCAGAACAGGAACGCATCGCGATGGTGATTGCGAACGCTACGCTTGTCGAATCAGCGCGCGAGGCTGTCGAGCTGCTTGAAGACAACGGACTTGGCGAGCACCTTGTAACGCTGAAGCTGCGCGCTGCGGTCGAGCGGCATCTGAGCACGACGGAGTGCGCAGCATGAAAAAGACCAGTTCGTATTTTTCGGCGGTGTTGGGAACCATTGGTGCTGGGTTCGCATCATCCGAAACCTACATGATTGATGGTGTAGGCGTGTACCGTATCAAGCTCGGCCCCAGCTCGCAACGCGTGACGCCAAACCATCGACGCCAAACCGGCGCCGCAGCAATCAAGCGCGCCGCGAAGAAAGCCCACGCCAAGCGCAAGGCGAAGCAGCGGGGTGCGGCATGAGCGCGCTCGTTGCACTGAGCAGCAAACTTGCTGCGACGCTTAACGTCGGAACGGACGGCGGCGAACTTCTTTCGGTGCTGAAATCGACAGCGTTTCGCGGGCAAGTCAGCGATGCGCAGATGACTGCGTTGCTTATCGTCGCTCAGCAATATGGACTTAATCCGTGGACGAAGGAGATCTACGCATTCCCTGACCGGCAGAACGGTATTGTCCCTGTCGTCGGCGTGGACGGATGGGCGCGGATCATCAACGGGAATCCGCAGTTCGATGGCATGGACTTCGCACAAGACGACGAGTCATGCACATGCGTGATTTACCGCAAGGACCGCACGCACCCGATCAAGGTCACCGAGTGGATGGCCGAATGCCGTCGCGATGGCGTTGGTCCGTGGAAGTCTCACCCGCGCCGGATGCTGCGTCACAAGGCTATGATTCAGTGTGCTCGCATCGCGTTTGGCTTCGTCGGAATCTACGACGAAGACGAGGCGCAGCGGATCATCGAAGGCGAGGCGCGCGAAGTTCCGAAGCTGGTCGAAGTCGAGAAATTGAGCGATGAACAGCAGGCGCAACTGCAAGACCTGATCGACGCCAACGGGCGCGACAAAGCGAAGTTTCTGCAGTGGGCCAAGGTCGAAAGCCTGCAGGACATACCTGCATCGTGGTTCGAGAAGTGCCGCACGCTGCTGAGTCAGCGCAAGCCGGATCAGGGTGGCGACAATGCTTGATGCACTACAGGTAATCGAATGCGAGCAAGGCACGGATGAATGGTTCGCCGCCCGCGCTGGCGTCGTGACCGCAAGCGAGTTTGCGACCGTGCTTGCAAAGGGTCGCGGCGGCGGCGACTCAGCGACGCGACGGAAATACATGCTCACGCTTGCCGGTGAAATCATCACAGGGCAGGTCGCAGACAAGTGGGAAGGAAACCGGCACACGGAACGCGGCAAGGCACTCGAAGGCGAGGCCCGCGACGCCTACGCGCTGATCGCTGACGTTGAGCCGGTGCAGGTAGGATTCCTGCGGCGCGGTCGGATTGGCTGCAGCCCTGATTCGCTTGTTGGAGAAGATGGCGCGCTCGAAATCAAGTCGAAACTTCCGCATCTGCAGCTTGATGTGCTCGAATCCGACGCGGTTCCGCATGAGCACATGGCGCAGATTCAGGGGCAGCTTTGGGTGAGCGGGCGTGAATGGTGCGACTTCGTGAGCTACTGGCCCGGTCTGCCGATCTTCATCAAACGCGTGACTCGCGACGTTGACTATATCGCGCGTCTGTCGGTGGCCGTGTCTGAGTTCGTCACCGACGTTGATCGAATTGTTGCGAAATACAGGGTAGCCGAATGAATAACTGGACGATATCCGGGAATGTCGGTAAGGACGCGGTTCTGCGCCACACGCCGCAGGGCGATCCCGTTCTGAACTTCTCGGTCGGCGTTACCGAGCGAAAAGGTCAGAAGAACGTCACGCTTTGGGTCGATTGCTCACTGTGGGGCAAGCGAGCGGAGTCGCTTGAGCCGTACATCAGCAAAGGCTCTAAAGTCGCAGTTAGCGGTCAGGCTGGCGTGCGGGTCCACGAAGGCAAAGCCTACATGACGATGCGTGTTTCAGACGTAACCCTGCAAGGCAGCAAGCAGGACGGAGAGCGTCGCGAATCTGAGCAGCGTAAACGGACAATAAACGAGCTGCAACAATCGCAGCCGAGCGCCGCTGGCAGCGACTTCCCGGAAGACGACATTCCGTTTTGATGCTGGCCGCGAAGCGGCTTCGCATGCAACGAATGGTTAGGGCGCATGCCCCAACGGAGGAAATATGAAGTACCACGCGCCAACGAAAAGCTTTGTTGTGAACGGCGATTCCTACGAAATGGCCGCGCTGAATATGAAGTGTGCGATCAGGCACATTCGCACCTTGGCCGGCCTGCCGCTTGAGCCGCACAAGGGCGAAGTTGTAATGGGTGACGCGGAGTTTGCTGAGGCCTACATCATTGGCATTGCCAATGCGCTTGGAATTGACCTTGGCACGCAACGGCACGGCCACCTAGACGTGCGTGATGCGCCCTAACGCGCAATAGACACATAAGAGATTGAACGTTGCAAAAAAGATGTGTGAGATTTGCGGAGAGAAGCCAGCAACCGTACCGGACAGGGAACGAATGGGGCGGCTCATCAATAGGGTGTGCTCGTCGTGCCACGCACTGCGGCTGGCTGGTGATATGAAGCGCATTTTGGAACTGCATGAAAAACGCATGGCGCAGAACAATGGTGCATAACGCGGCGGTGATGCGGGCACATCCGCCCTGCGCCTTGGCGCGTCGGGGCACCCCGGCGCAGAAACTCGCGAGTGCCAGGGCGCAGGGCCGATGGCGAATGCGATGGGAGTCCTAACGAGCGCCGGGTTAGGGGCGGGAGGCGAAAAATGAAAGTGGCGTGCATTTTGGAGCAGGAAACCTACAAGCCGGGCGATCTGCCACCCGAGGGATACCTAGCTTGGCACGAATGGGCAGAGGTGCAGCGGAAGGCAGGCATCAAGCAGTCGCAGTGCGGCAAGTGCGGACTTTGGAGAACGCCGCAGGAATTGAGTGGCCAGACTGCCGAATACACCGGCAGGACGCGCAGCGGGCAGGAGGTGCGAATGGTCGGCGTGTTGTGCAACGCATGTGCCGATTTGCCACCTAACGCCTGAATTAAGCCGCGCCGTAGGCGTCGGCTTGAATGAATTGTAAGGATTACGGCTTTCGGCGCGGGTGAATTGGTGCTGCATAACGCAGAAGTCAGCGTCGCCGGAACGGCGTCCGCTGGACTGCCGGGTTAGGCAACGGAGGTTGAAATGGGAATAACAAGAGAGCAGTACGAGGCGGCGATACCTAAGTGCTGTGCATACCAGACGATGGAGGCACACGAAAGCATCATGTTGTGCTGGGGGCTTGCCCTCGCAGTGGAGGAAGGCCGAAATATGAACTGCGACAACTGCACCGAAAACACGGCGCAAGTCGGCTCTGGCGAGACGGCGACCAAGCGCCTGCGAGACATGACCGACGCGGACTTCGATGCAGCGCACGAGTTGCCTAACGCTTAGCTGTGCGGCCTGCGCGGCTTTTCGCGCAGGTCCGAACGAGCGCTGTGTTATGCGGATTTTGACTTAGGAGAAAGAAATGAAATACGAACAAGGTTACACGGACGGCGGCGCAAACCCGCACTACGACGGACTGTTTGACGGCGAAACCGACGCAGACAAAGAGCGCCGAATCCAGTGGGCAATAAACGAAGACCAGCTACCGTGGCCCGGAATGATGACCGCTTTTGAGAATTACTACGGGCAATCGTGGTTTGACCGGGATTGGCGAGATGAAACGGCAATCTGGGCTGCCGCTTGGAAGGCCGCCAAGACGCATAACGCTGAGGTAACCGGCGCATGACGGCGGCTTTATCGCCGGCAGGCGTCCGCGTTGACCGCCGTGTTATGCCACACGGCCAATACGGGTGCATCTTGGCAGACCCGCCCTGGGCGCTGGCGATGGCTGGGCAACGGAAGCGCGCCAAGGAAGGCACGAAGCCAGAAGCCTTGCCGTACCCGACCATGACGCTTGAGGAGATTTGCGCCTTGCCGGTAGCCGACTTTGCGGCAGAAGACTGCCACCTGTGGCTTTGGACAACGAACCAGCACCTGGAAGATGGATTCAGGGTGATGAGGGCGTGGGGTTTCAAGTACCTAGCCCCGGTGCATTGGGTGAAGCCGACCGGCATGGGGAATTGGTTTGTGCATCGGTCGCAGACGATGCTTTTCGGCTACCGACAGAAATGCCGGTTTCCGCTGGCGCGCTACCGGCCGAACGTGTTTCAGACCGGCGACCCGAAGCGGCACAGCGAGAAACCGGATGCGAGTTACGAACTGATCGAGGCGGTAAGCCACGGCCCTCGATTGGAGCTTTTCGCACGCCGCAAGCGTGGCGACTGGCACACATGGGGCAACGAGGTTCCGTGCGACGTGAGCATGGGGCATAACGCGCAATAGACACCTTTTTAGGTGTCTATCTCAACAACAGCACCGACAATCACAAGACAGGATCCGCAAGGATGACCGAAGCAATGCCAAGCGACGCAACGATTCCAGCGCATTAGCCAATGAAAGCAATGCACGCCT